GAGGGCAATTGGGGATACTATGAACGTGAACTCACCGCAATCACCCCCACCAACACCGCAATCGTCTGCGTCCTGCGTGACGGCAAGCCGCTCCCCGCAAGCCACCCGCATGTCCACCATTCCGTGGAGGAGGCCAAGGCGGAAGCCGAGCGCCTGGCACGCCTGAAGCCGGGCGATACGTTCGCGGTTTATGAGCGGGTCAGCAGTGTATCGGCAACGGTTACGCTGAGCGAAGCCGCCTAACCAACCACGTACAAACTACCAACTGGCTGGCGAACTCGCGCCAGCCAAAGGAGGGATTATGCCCGACGACAGCATGACGACCGACAAGCCGCCGCTCGACTACCATTTCGAGGAGGACGGCCACGCGGACAATAAGATTCTCGGTCCTGCGGTGCTATTCAGTTCCGCCGTCGCGGCAGGCATAGCGCTCGCCGCGTGCGCCGCACTTTATTACGCGCCAGAAACCGCCATAGCATTCGCGGCTGGCGTCGCCACCGCACTTTGGTTCACCCCTGGTGGCGACACATGACCGCGCCTGACCCGCGCCACTTTATGTTCTACGGCTCGCTTCTCGTGCTGGCCGCACTCATTGCAACATGGATGCTGATGTAAGATGGCACTGACTTGGGACGAACTAAAAGACACGTCGGACACAGACCCACCCATTACGGTTCTGTATGGAGCGGCAAAGATAGGAAAGACAACGCTTGCCAGCGAATGGCCTGCACCGTTCTATGTGAGGACCGGTGACGGTGAACGTCAGTCGGCGGGAACGCCTATGAAGTCGTTCGGCGTGTCGGAATCTTATGCCGATGTTCTCGACCAGATTGAGTGGATGCTTGAGGCCGAGCACGATAGACGGACATGGGTGCTAGACGCGCTTGACGGGATGGAGGTTCTTATCCGCGCCGAGGCATGCGCGCGCAACGGGTGGGCCAACATCGAGGATCCTGGCTTCGGCAAGGGTTACGCTGCCGAGCAGGGCATTTGGCTTGAGTTCATCAAGCGGCTGCACGCACTTAAAAAGGCGGGCTTCTATGTCGTGCTGATTTCGCACGTCAAAATCAAGACCGTGCCTGGTGTCACCACAGACAGCTACCCGCGATACACGCTTAATTTGCGCGATGACGCGGCAAGTGCAATCTGCGACGCCTCAGACCTTATCGGATTCCTACATCAGCGCGTGTCTATTAAGAAGGAGGACGTTGGCTTCAAGAAGACGAACAACCGAGGCGAGGGTGGCGGTGAGGTTATGGTAGCAGTACAGGAGCGGCCCGGCTTCGTATCCGGCAATCGCTATCAAATACCCAAGCCAGCACTGCCGTTTAAAGAGGGCGATGGCTTCGCCGTTCTTAATGCCTACTTCCCGCCGCAGCCTGAGCCGGCCGCGTCAGACGCTTAATAGTCATCACCACACTCCCCGACCAACAAGGAAACGAACATGGCCGCACTAGGCAAGAAGTTTGACGCGACCGCTTTCGACACCGAGCCGCAGGAATACGAACTGCTGCCAGAAGGAATCTATCGTCTGGAGATTATCGCCTCCGAAGTAAAGGAGGAGGACGGCAACAAGCAGGTTCCTATTACCATCGGAGTTATCGAGCCGGAAGAATACGCACGCCGCCAGATCCGCTTGTGGATCGATTACGAGCACAGCGACGCGGACAAGCAGGCGCGCGGACAGCGTGAACTTGCACAGATTTGCCGCGCCGTTGGCGTCAACGACCCGGAGAACACCGAGGAACTTCACCTCATTGGTTTCACCGCAAAGGTCAAGAAGGGAACGGCGGGCGTTAGCAAGGCAGGCAATCCGTACAAGGCGCGCAACAGCATCACGCGCTATTACTACCCGGACGAGGGTAATGCCCCTGAGCCGTTCGTTGACGCTGCGGCTGCGGCGGCTCCAGCACGACAGCCCGCCGCCAACAACAATCGCCAGCCGGCCGCTAACCAGAACCCGGCGCCACCCGCTAAGGCGGCTGGTTCGAAGCCGTGGGGCGCCAAGAAATAACGGCTAGGCATTACCCTTCTTGCCTAGTCGGTGGGTTGCTGTTTGCCGCAGCAGCCCACCACCAAAAAACCACAGGAGCCACCAATGAAAATCACCCTGCCAAGGGCCGACCTTGCACGCCTTCTCGCAAGCACCGTGCGCGTCGTGGAATCAAGAAATACCATCCCCATTCTGTCCATGGTTCGCATCGTAGCCGATGGCGGGAAGCTCGCCATTACCGCGACTGACTTGGACATTGAAGTCCGCGCCGCTATCGACACGGAAGCGGAAGCCGACGGTGCGGTGTGTGTCTCGGCCTCGATGCTGGATGGCATTGTCAAGAAGCTGCCGCCGAATAACGAGGTGTCACTGTCCGTTGATGGCCAGACCCTTACCGTCAAGTCCGGTCGCTCCAAGTTCACGCTGCAGACGCTACCCGTTAGCGACTTTCCGTCGTTCACGGCGGGCAAGTACACCACGGAGTTTGAGGCCGACCTGGCCGCGCTGATGGCGCCTTGTGCCTTTGCAATCTCAACGGAAGAGACGCGCTTTTACCTCAACGGTGTTTACCTGCACACCAAGAACGGCAATCTGGCTGCGGTTGCTACGGACGGCCATCGCCTGGCACGGCATATCGCCGATTACGAAGTGCCGGATTTCAAGGGCATCATCATTCCGCGGAAACTGGTCGGCCTTGTTCCCAAGGGCGATCTTGCGGTGTCCCTGTCCGATACGAAGATCCGCCTTGTTGCTGGCGATACCACTATCACGTCGAAGCTCATTGACGGAACGTTCCCCGACTATGAGCGCATCATCCCGACGGGCAACGACAAGGCAATCGTGTTTGATGCTGCGGCCATGCGTATTGCCGCGGAGCGCGTGTCGGTTGTCTCAAGCGAGCGGGGCCGCGCGGTTAAACTGTCCTTCGCCAGCGGTGCGGCAAACTTGGCGGTGCGCAATGACGGGGAGGAGGCTACAGACGAACTTCCCGTTTCTTACGATGGCGATGACATAGAGATCGGCTTTAACACAGCATACCTGGCCGAACTCATTGCCAACTTCCCGTCCGGCGAAATCACGCTGGCGCTAGCCGATGCAGCATCGCCGTCGATCTTTACGGCCAAGAGCGCGCCGGGTTTGATGGCCATTCTGATGCCGATGAGGGTGTAGAGATGGCGGAAATTCAAACTACACCAGCCACCCAACTAGAAGTAGCTGCCCACTGGCTCTCTGAAGCCGCAGTCGGCGTTAAGGACAGGGCCATGCGCGAGAACCTTAAGCGCGTGTCTGAGGAGTGCCTTGCTGTGGCTAGGAAGATGGAGGGGAAGTGATGAAGATAATAGCAGTTGACAATTATGGACGTGAGAGCGTCGCTGACTTTATAGTCTGCGAAAACATCAATGAATACCTCGGCGATGCCGTTACGAAGTACCTAAATGGGTGGAGCCAAAGCGAAGTCTTCTTCAAACTAGTACCGGACGACCACAAACTCTGGCGCGGCATGGAAGAGTTGGTGTAATCTTGCCCCCAATACCCCGCCCAACACCCTCAACCCTGCGCGCTATCCAAGCCGCGCTAGAGGCTGACCACGACGATTGGGAATCCGTCGGCGTGCCGGCTGGCGACATCGGCGTTGAGTGCGACCGCGCCATCTGGCTTGCGTTTAGGCGCACCGGCAAGCCGGAGGCTATCGACTGGCGCAAGCGGCGCATATTCGAACGTGGCAATATCGAGGAGGAACGGCTATTGGATATCCTGCGCCTTATCGGTTGCACTGTGTGGGGGCAGCAGGACCGCGTTGGGGCGGCGGGCGGGCATCTGCGCGGGAAGATAGATGGGCGCGTCCTGGGGATTATAGAGGCGGCCAAGACGGAGCATGTTGTCGAGTGCAAATCCTCCCGCGACAAGTATTTTCAGCCGGTAAAAAAGAGCGGTGTGCGGGTTGGCATGCCAAAGCACTACGCTACGTTTCAGTTCTATATGCACGGCCTCGGCATCAACCGCGTTCTCTACATGATGTCGAACAAGGACGACGAGGACTTGCACATTGAGCGCGTCGAATACGACGCGGAGTTTGCGTTACGGGCTGTGGCGCGCATAGAGCGCATTATTCAGATGCCGGAGCCGCCATCGCGCTTGTGTTCTAGCCGCGACGACTTCCGCGGCAAGCTATGTCGGCAGGCCGAGGTGTGCTGGCAAGAGGTTTGGCCGCGTGTGCATTGCCGGACGTGCTTGCACTCTACGCCGCTTATGGACGGCAACGCAGGGTGGGATTGCGCGCGGTGGTCAAAGCCATTGTCGCTTGCCGAGCAAGACGAGGGCTGCCCGGCTCACCTGTATATCCCGGATCTTGTGCCTGGCGAGGTTGAGGAAGTGGACGAGGCGGCCGAGACTATCCGGTATCGGTTGCGGAATGGTGAAACTTGGACAGATGGGGCGAGTGGATGACCACCTACAACCTTGACCGCATGCACTACCAACCAGGCCTGCCACCGACGTTCATTGCGCCGGAGACGCCGCAAGGCGCAGAGTGGTGGGCCGCCAATCAATACACGCCAGAAGGCGAAGCCATCCTGGCGTTCCTAGAAGAATCACACCGCGAACTTACCGCGCTCAACGCACAACACATGGCTTCAGCATGACCACTCGCCCAGCCGAGTTTGACAAGCGCCTTATGGCGTACATGCCGGCCATCCGCAAGTCCGTGAACCTGCGCGTTCCGTACGCCAAGCGGGAGGACACAATGCAGGAAGCGCTGGCCGACATCATCGGCAATTGGGAGAAGTTTCGGCACGACGGCGATTACCGAGGCTTCTTTGTGTGGCTCAAGTGGCGGGTAATGGCCGTCGTCTCAAAGGATCGGCAGAAGCGCAGCGAGCCGGTATGCCACAAGGACGACGCCGATGTGTCTGTTGCGCCGCGCCAGGATGACATTGTGTTGGCCGGCCAGGTCGTGCGTCGCCTTAAGCGCACGCGCGCCGGGCGCATGCACCTGCGTTACGCGGCGGGAGAGTCGCAAACTTCGATCGCCAGGAAGCGCAAGATTTCGTCGGCTCGCGTGCAGCAGCTTGTTGCCGCCAGCACGGCGGCCGTGCGGGGGATGGTGGATTAAGATGGTCGTGTGCCCGATATGTCGCCACCCGGCATACCGAACCGAAACGATTTGGGGGACGCGCAACGATTGTTGCGGGCTCTGGTCTTGGGGAGACAAACAACTTGTGGACGCGGACACTCACGACGCACGCAAGACCGCGCATGCCGCTTTCGACCCGTTATGGAAGTCGGGGCGCATGACGCGAAGCGAAGCTTACCGCAAACTACGCAGGGCACTCAGGATTAGCGAGAGAAGTTGCCACATGGCCGGGATGAAAAAAGAGATGGCCTTGCTTGTTCCGCAGGCCGTTGAAAAGATTCTGGCTGGATTGGGGACCGCCACATGATCCCCCGCCCTTACCAATTAGAAGCCGAGGAGGCGGTCTTTTCCTATTGGCAGGAAGAGGCTGGCAACCCGCTCGTGGATTTAGCAACCGGGTGCGGCAAGTCGTTGGTCATGGCGCGGCTCATCCAACGTTTGCTTGATGGCTGGCCGGACCTTCGCATCATGGTCGTCACGCATGTCGCGGAACTGATAGAGCAGAACTATCTTGAACTCGTCGGCATCTGGCCGTTCGCGCCGGCTGGGCTGTTTTCGGCCGGTCTTGGGCGGCGCGACGCCAAGAGCCAAATCATATTTGCAGGCATCCAAACCGTTCACAACAAGGCGGAGGCAATCGGCTACGTCGACGTCATCATGGTGGATGAGGCGCACCTTATCCCGGTCAATGCCGAGACGATGTACGGCCGCTTTATCGCTGCGATGCGTGCGGTCAACCCCGACCTGAAGATACTTGGCCTTACCGCCACGCCGTTTCGCCTGGACAGCGGGCGGCTTGACGAAGGCGAAGACCGCCTATTTGACAAGGTGGTCTATACCTACGGCATAGCCGACGGTATCCGCGACGGGTATCTGGCGCCGCTGTCCAGCAAGGGCACGGACACCACATACGACCTGAAAGGCGTCGGCAAGCTTGGCGGCGACTATAAGCAGGGCGCTCTAGCCGCGGCGGTTGACAAGGAGGATGTGTACGAGGCGGCCGTTGCCGAAATCGTAACCAAGGGCGCAGATCGCCGTTCGTGGCTGGTGTTTGGCGCTGGTGTCGAAAACGCCTTGCACATTCGCGATGCCATAAGGAGGCATGGCGTTTCATGCGAGACTATTACAGGCGAGACGCCAAAGGAGGAGCGGCGCCGTATCTTGGAGGCGTATAAGCGGTATGAGATCCGAGCGCTAACCAACAACTCCGTGCTGACCACGGGCTTCAACCACAAGGGCGTTGATCTTATTGCATTCTGCAGGCCGACATTATCCGTGAGCCTATATGTGCAAATGGCGGGCAGGGGTACTCGTCCGCTCTATGCTCCCGGCATGCCGTTGGACACGGTAGAGCAGAGGCTTGCCGCCATCGCGGCTGGGCCAAAGCCGAATTGCCGCGTCCTAGACTTCGCTGGCCTGTCTTGGGCGCACGGCCCGGTTGACTTGGTGCAGCCCAAGACGCCAGGCAAAGGCGATGGCGAAGCGCCCGTTAAGCTGTGCCCTGAGTGCGAGGAGATACTGCATATCTCCATAATGAAATGCACATGCTGCGGCTATGTGTTCCCGCCGAACGACGAGGAAAAGATTGCGCGTACCGCAAGCAATGCGCCGATCGTCTCAACCGAAACGGACATGTGGCGGGCTGTGACCGGACCAAATCGATATGTTGAGCACCCAGGAAAAGACGGGAAGCCCAACTCTGTAAAATGCACCACGATGTGCGGTTTTCTTGCGATTAACTCTTGGTTATGCCCCGGCCATACGGGATTTGCGAAACATAAGGCCGATAGGTTTTGGCGCGATCATGGCGGGCAATTACCGTTTCCGGCAAACGCGCAGGAGTGGCTTTTGCGGCAGCTTGAACTAAACG